CGATAAAGAATCAGGACAGCTCATTACTACTACATCAAGTTCAGCAAGAAGAGCCTTGCAAGATGAATTAGCTAGAACCCTAAATGATAGAAATCAAGTTAACCTAAAATTAGAAGCAATAACAGACTCTATTACTAAAACAGATATGGTAATTCTAAACGAACAAATAGGTAATGAAGAACAAAGAGAACTTGGACCATTAAAATATCTAGCAGAAACTACGGGTAAAGACATGAACACAGTTGTGAACTGGTTCTTATTGATGATTATATTTGTTTTTGACCCATTAGCCATTGCACTAGTTGTAGCTGCAAATATGGCTTTTACAATGAATAGGCCTAAAGATATTAAAATGTCTGTACCAGAAGGCATGGAATTCAATAAGCCTTATCCAATGCCAAAATCATGGCTTGACCCAACAGATGAAGATTATGATGAGTCTGAAGGCATAGAAGAAATGTTGGAAAAACAAGAAGAAGTTAAAGAACAAGTAGAAAAACCTGAAGATGACCTTTACGGAGAAGATAGAAACTTTATGATAAAGGACGAAAAAGGTGTTTATAGACCTATGAAAGTAAGAAAAAATAATTTATAGAGGAATAGTTATGGAATATCGTGTAGAATATCTACCAGGAACAAAATGGAATGAAAGAAAAGGTGCAATGTATCGCCACATGGAATGTAGAATTTGTGGAGTAATGTCTAAGTGTGGTGAAGATGCAACTGCAGTTACTTGCACCGATTGCGTACAAGAAGGTCTATATGAACAGTTTGGTGGACCAGATGTAACTCTAAAAAAATCTTCAGGCCGACCTAGAGGTTGGAAATGGATGGCTGTATTTGTAGATAAAGATGGAACAGTTTTTCACAGAGGAATAGAACAACCTGAATTAAAGGGTACTTTAGAGCCTAGTAAAATAAAAGATAAGGGCAATAGACTAAATAAAAAAGAAAAAGAAAAAATAAAGCTAGAAGCTGGAAAAAGGTTATATAAACTTAAAAAAGATATACAAAAGTTACGATGGAAAAAGGACAAGAAAGTCCTAGATAAAGCTATTAAGTATGAGACTAGAATATTAGCTGGAAAGTTTCCAAGAAAATTCAATGCAGAAGAGTATTGGGAAAAAACCTATTAAAACATTTTACCATGTAGATTTTTTTGTTTATATTTAACATATTACAACAATAAACTTGAGAACTGATATGTTGATAAATATGACGAATAGATTGATTTACCAAAGAGGTGGATCTACAAAAGAAGCTAAAGAAATAAGGTTTGAACTTCCTAAAGATATGACGTGTAATCAATTTAAGATTATGTGTATAAGAATGGCTCACGCAATAGGTTATCATGAAACATCTGTTAGAGAAACATTTGGTAAAATAGATGATGAAAACCTCGAAAAAGATAAAAAACAACTAAAATTATTATTTGACTAATATGGCATTATACGACGAAGAAGTGGAAAAAGAACAACCTGGTAAACAGGCAAAATCAGAAACTGTAGCACTACCTCCTCCTAATACTATTTGGGAAGAGTCTGAAAGAGGAGTATATATTCCTGAAAGTGTATTATATTTAGTAGGTGAAATTGCTGAGTATACTCTTTTTGATTTTATGACTAGAGTTAGAACTATTATTAGAGAAAGAGGACCTGAATATAAAGAAGAACCTCTAAATTTAATTATTAACTCTCCTGGTGGTGATGTATCTGAGATGTTTGGTATTATAGACTTTATGGAGATTATAGATACTAAAGTAAATACCATCTGTAGAGGTTCAGCACAATCTGCAGGAGCAATAATTTTAGCTTGTGGAACAGGACAAAGAGCTGCATCAAAGCACTCAACAATTATGTTTCACCAAGGATCTACATTTTCACAAGGTAAATTATCTGATGTTAGAGCAGGTTTAGAATATTCTAAGTCTGTAGAAGCAAAAATTTATGCTTTACTTGGTGATAAAACAAAAAAACCAGCTGAATGGTGGGAAGAAAAGATGAAGTCAGACTTTTACTTAACCGCCGAAGATGCTTTAGAATTAGGTGTAATAGATACAATAGGATAATATGAATTTAACAGAACAACAATTATTAGAAAACTGGAATAATCTACTATCAAAGATTGAAAATAATTTTGATGGTGAAAGAAAACGAGCTCTTTTAGAAATGTACAATGGCTTTGCTGATCGCATAATGATGGCGCCAGCCTCTGGTATAGAACACTTTCATAACTGTTTTATTGGTGGATACGTTGACCATGTATTAAGAGTTATGGAATGTTCTGCCAATCTATATAACTTATGGAAAAAGATGGGAGCAGATATGAGTGGTTATACAACAGAAGAACTTGCATTTTCTGCTCTTAATCATGACCTTGGTAAAATTGGTGATATGAACCATGAATATTATGTACCAAATCCTAGTGAATGGCACAGAAAGAATCAAGGTAAAATATATAATGTCAATCCTGATATTCAAAATATGTCTGTACCTCATCGTAGTTTATGGTTATTACAAGAGTTTGGTATAAAATATTCTCAAAATGAAATGATAGCTATAATGACTCATGATGGATTATATGATGATGGTAATGCTACATATCTTAAAACTTGGGACAAAGACAGAAAACTTAGAAATCATATGCCATTATTACTACATCAAGCAGACCACATGGCATCTATGATTGAGTTTGAAAGATGGAATAAAGGTGGAGTACAAGCATCAGCCCCTTTAGTAAAAAATAGTACTCCAACATTTAAGAAGAAAGCGCCTAAAATATCTAGTGCAAATGAAAATGCACAAGACTTATTTAAGGACTTATTTGGAGATACAAAGTGATATTAACCATCATCATATTATCTATATTAACAATTTTATCAGGTTATGGTGTTTTTAATCTTTTAAGAAAGCTTGAAAGATATGAAGATGCCATAGAAAAGTCAGACGAAAGTCTTACAGAAGTACAACAGAGTTTGATTGCTATTTTATCAAGAATAAGAGCAATTGATAGTAAAGGAATATTTGAAAATGATGATGAAGTAGGTCAAACATTCAAACAAATATCTGAGGTTATTAAAAGCATTGAGAGTAAAGATGAGCAATAGTAAACTATCTCCAGTTCAGTTATTCTATAAACAATTAGAAGAACAAAGGGCTGAAGAAAAAAGAATAGCTGAAGAGGCAAGAAAGGGTAAAAGAAGGGGTAGACCTAGAAAAAACAAAATGTATTTTACTCCTATCACCGAAGCAGCCATCATTGCGTACAATAAAGAAACAGACCAAAAATTAAGAAATCAAGTGTTCAATGAGCATATACATAAGGCTCTAGATAAACTTTCAGAAAATATAATTCATACATTTAAGTTTTATTATTTTGATTATGGAGCAAGAGAACTTAAACAAGAAGTAGTTGCTTTTATGCTTGAAAAATTGCCTAAATTTGTAGAAGGAAAAGGAAAAGCTTTTTCATATTTTAGTATTGTTGCAAAAAATTATTTAATACAAAACAATAATAAAAACTATAAAGCATTAAAGGAAAAAGCTCCAGTTGTAGTTATAGACTCACAGAGAGACTTAACAAATGAACAAATAAAAAAGGAATATGATGAACAAAGAGCTGCCTTTATGGAAGCATTTGTGGAACATTATGATAAAAAAATACCAACAATTTTTAAGAGCGATAGAGATAGAAGAATAGCTTACGCTGTTATGCAATTGTTTAGAGAACGAGAAAATATTGAAAACTTCAATAAGAAAGCACTATATATTATGATTAGAGAAATGACAAACACAAGGACACAGTATATAACAAAGGTTGTCAATGTAATCAAAAAGGAATACGCGGAGACTTTCTTAAAATATCAAGAATCTAAAATAAATATCTAGATGTAATTTTTAGTATATTTAATTTTGACAACGGCCAATCGGCCAAATTATTAACCAATAGCTAGCAAGTATTATTAACAAAAAAGAAAAGAGGGAAATTTTATGAGAACAATTATTTTAACAGCTGTTTTAGCTTGCGCAACTTTATTAAGTACACAAGCTCAAACTAAAGGAGACTGGTACATTGGTACTGGTGATGTTGCAAACGTTGCTTGGACAGAATGGGCTTTAGCTCCAACTGTTGGATATGGCGTAATGGACAACCTAATGGTAGGTATGTCAGTATCCCAAGCAGACTCGACTGCAGATTTAGCATTAGACTTTCACGCAAGATACTTTGTAAAAGGATATTTTGTATATGCTGCAGCGAAAGACTTAGACACAGATAACTTAAAGATCGGTCTAGGTAAAATGTTCACTATACGTAATAACGTATTTGTAGACCCTAAAGTGGTTTACTCAACTGGAGAAAAGACTACTAACTTAATGTTAGGTTTCGGTCTTAAATTTTAATTATTAAATAACAAATGCTAGCTAAAAACCAAAAACAAGGAGACACAAAAATGGATAACGTAATAAAATATATTACAGGATTCTTCGGAGGTTTAATGGGAATCATGATGGCGATTCTTCCAATTACTATTTTATGGTACGTTTTAACAGGCGGTACTGTATTTGGAATGGATGTAGTTGCTAACTTGACTGCTCTAGTAAATTCATTAGGAAATGGTGGATTTGTTGGATTAGTTGTATTGGTAATCATTGCCCAATTCTTCGTAGGTAAAAAGTAATATACCTAACATAGAATTATTAGTTGCCTCGGTACTTAATGTGCTGGGGCAATTTTTATTTTGTAGCTCGAATATATTTATATATGGATAGATAGTATTAGGAGAAATAATATGTTTGATGATGAAATATTTGAAGGTAAAACTTTATCTAATATCTTTTCTGAGATATACCAAAACTCAAAAAAGAAAGATGAACAAATAAATACCTTAATAGGACAGTTGAAAGGTCTTATCAAAAATATGACTGATGCTACGGTTATAGTGCCTTTGATTAAAGACTATATTGATGCTTCCTTAAAAAATGATGACCATTTAATAAAAATGGCTGGTATAATACAAAGAGCTCAAACAAGAGCTACAGATTCAGGTGGAGATTTTTCTCTAAGTGATGATGAAAAGAAACAACTTCTATCGACCATTGAGGAGTTAGAAGATAAAAATAGGGATAAGTAATGGCAATAAATACTGGTGGACAGGAAAGAGGTTTAAGTCAACCTGTTGACAATCTACAATTAGAACCTGCTGAAGTTGTAGATATTATATTAGATGAAGCCCATCCAGAGTATAATCCTGACCAAGGAAACACTGTTGGATGTGTTTTAGCAAGAGGACTGCAGTCACAAAATAATCAAAGTGACTATACTCTACAATGGACAATGCCTGCAAATGGAAATATAATACAATATCCTTTAATATCAGAAATCGTTATATTGATAAATGGAGCCCATCCAGATTCTCAAAGACAGACTGGCTCTATTAAAAAGTATTGGATGTCTTTTCCACAAAACGTTTGGCAAGATGTAAATGAAAATAGTCTACCAGCTGCGTCATATTCTTTACCGTATAGACAGGCAACACCTTCAGAATACGATAGACACAAAGGAGATGCAGAGCCAGAAGGACCAACTCTAGGTAATTCATTTGAACCAAAGGAAGTTGCACCAATGCAACCTTATGAGGGCGACCTAATTGTTCAAGGTAGATGGGGTAATTCAATAAGATTTGGTAGTACTTCTGACCCACAGGCTGGAGATCCAAACCTTTATTCAGATGCTGGTTCACCTGGAGATCCTATAATTACAATACAAAATGGATATGGTAATGCCTCAGATACAGGAGAAGGTTACCATTTAGAAGATTATACAACTTCAGGAGATGCATCACAAATAGTATTAACAAATGGTCAAAAAATACCTTTAGAAATTGCAAGTACAAATAAAGATTCTTATCATAATAGTTCTACTCCTGATGAGCAAGACGCTTTTGAAGGTAATCAAGTAATAATAAATTCAGATAGAATAGTATTTAATGCAAAAACAGATAGTATATTGGGAACAGCAAAAGTTTCAGTTGGATTTTCAACAGAAGGAACATTTAATATAGATGCTGATGACCATACAATAATAGATTCACCTAAAATATATTTAGGAAATGCATCAACAGATGAAGCAGAACCTGTAGCTTTAGGTCAAACATTGGTAGATTGGATGCAAAAGTTATGTGATACTCTAATGGCAGAAACTCACCCTACGGCATGTGGTCCTAGTGGAACACCAATAAATTCGGCAGATTATGCAGACTTAAAGTCAGCGGCACCAGATATATTGAGTGAAAATAGTTTCTGTACAAAATCTAATTAGGAGAAATAAATGCCATTTAACGCGGCTCTTTTTGCGAATGTATACAATGCAAATTTCGGTAATGATGTACCATCAGGAGAAAAACAAGGTGATGCAGGAAAAGGATGGGCACAAGCAGTTACTGCAGGAGCAGCTACAGTTTTAGCACCAGCTCCATCAACACTATTGAGTGCAGCAGAAAATGCAATGGCGGGAGCTCTAGCTGGGTGGAATTCAAATACAGATAATGCTGGAAATATGTTAAAGTCAGCAATACAATTATATGCGGCAACTATGGCACCAGGTTTTGCGCCAGGCGGAGTGCCAGCAATACCTCCTCCAAGTCCACCTCCAATAGATAGTGTATTTTCGGTAGGAGATGCAGGAGCAGATACATTAACAATGGGAAATCAATTTGGTGCAATATTGGCTAGTTGGTTTCCACAAGGATTATATACTATTCCAAGTGTACCACCTGTTGGACCATTACCTTGGATATAGGAACAAAAAAGTTAGCAAACGAGATATTTATATAAGTAACGAGAACTAAGATGAAAAAAACAGAAAAATTATTAGAACTAATTAGAAAAGTTGTTAGAGAAGAGGTTAGAGCTGTCATAAAAGAAGAACTAACCGGACAAAAACAATTAACAAAGGAAGCTATACAGCATGGTATGAATTTACATGATATTGCAAATTCTCCTAAAAACCCATATGAACAGGGTACTCGTAAAAGAAAACAAAAAGAAGATTTTCAATTTACTAAAGATCCTATTCTTAATAAAGTTCTAAATGAAACGGCAAACAAAGATGAATGGCCAACTATGGGTGGAAAACCTTTTGAAGGTGGTAGACAAGGCCTTGCTGCTATGATGGGTATGCAATCACCTGACCAAATGTTTGGTGGAAAACCATCTGTAGAACAAATGCTTCCTAATGATAGAAAACATGTACAGGTAGATGATAACATGGCAGATATATTAACAAGAGATTATTCTCAACTAATGAAAAAAGTTGATGAAAAAGCTAAAAATAAAAGACCTTAATAAATGGCGATACCTCCTAGAAAAATATTTAGAATTAACCCTGCAGATGAAGATGATAGAATTGCGGTTGGTATAGATTTGCCTTTAAGAGATGTGAATGATTCTCCTTTTCCACAAACGAGAACGACAATAAAGGCAGCTGCAGCCAATCTAAAAAATTTAATTCTAACAAGAAAAGGGGAAAGACCTTTTCACCCAACTCTAGGAACTAGTATTTATGACTCTTTATTTGACCAAAACGTAGAGGAAATGTTAGGAAAAATAGAAGAGGAAATAAATGAAGCTGTGGCATATTGGTTACCTTATGTACAAATTACAGACCTTATTGTTCGTGTTTCTGAAAAAACTTATGGATTCAATGATAGATATAATGGAGTTGAAATATCTTTAAGTTTTACAATTGCAGGAAACAGGTTTGAAGAAGAACAAATAGTCCTTGAAATAGGTGGAGTAGTATAATGGCACTAGTTAAAAAAGATGTAAAATACTTAAATAAAGATTTTAGCCAGTTTAGAGAAAAGCTGGTAAATTTTGCAAAAACATATTTTCCAGATACATACACAGACTTTAATGAAACTTCTCCTGGAATGATGTTTATTGAAATGACTGCTTATGTTGGAGATGTGTTATCTTTATACATTGATAATCAACTTAGAGAATCAATGCTATTACATGCAGAAGAACCACAGAATGTATATGATATTGCACAGGCACTAGGATATAAGCCTAATCCGTCCGCAGCTGCAACAACAACTTTAGATGTTTTTCATCTGGTACCGGCTATTGGTAGTGGTGTAAATATTAGACCTGATTTTAACTATGCATTAGAAATACAGGAAGGAATGACGATTAAGTCTACAGAAAATAAAGAAGTGGAATTTAGAACATTAGAAGCCGTAGACTTTTCAGTTTCTAGTTCTACAAACCCTACTGAAGTTTCAATATATAAAGTAGACGATACAACAGGAGCTCCGCAATATTACTTATTACAAAAAAGTGTAAAGGCAATATCAGGAAAATTAGAGGCAGAAACATTTACATTTACAGAACCTAAAAAATTCGATAGAATTAGATTAGGGCCTACCAATATAATTGATATTGTTGACTGTAAAGATATAGATGGAAATAGATGGTATGAAGTAGATTATTTAGCACAAGATACAGTTTATACTGAAGTTAAACAAGGAGAAGCAACAGATCCGT